TCGCTGACCTAACCAGCGGCAGCCTCAACGACATCGCCGCTGCGGGCTCGCTGTCCATCACCGGCCTCGCGGACCTTAACGCGACGGGGGCGCTCGCTGCGGCTGGCAGTCTTGCCATCAGCGGCGCGGCAGACCTCACCAGCCTCACCAGTAGCGCCGGCGGGGTATACCGGCCAATCCGGCCGCTGCCGCTGGTGCGCCGCACCGCGCTGCCAGAACTAAAGTTCGGCCTGCCGCCGAAACCGTACTGTGTGACAGTCGATAGCATCGTGGTGTTGGCCGACAGCACCGCGTGGACGGCCGATGAGGACCGCGTTGACCTGGGCGGCGGCGGCTACCGCATACGGCTCGGGCGCATCAACAGAAGGACACTCGTGCAATGAGCGACTACGGCATGGCGGCAGCCACCCGGCCACAGCCGAGCCGCCGAAAAGACCCGTCGGACGTTATCGACTACCAGTTGTCGTGGCAACACCTGGGCAGCGACACCATCTCCACGTCCACCTGGGAATCAGACGGCTTGACCATCGGCATCGACTCAATAGACGGTCTGACCACCTCCTGTTTCGTCTCTGGTGGCACCGCCGGCGGCCTCTACAACCTGACCAACACCGTTGTGACGGCGGCCGGCAGAACTCAGCAGCGGACGGTGTACGTGGCCGTCAACGATCTCTGATGGCCAAGCCAAGCGCGCTGGGTAAGATAAACGGACGGCGGCTGACGAACCGCTACCAGGACCACTGGCGGGCCGGCATTCAGGTGGCGATGATCCGCAACCGGCTGCAAGACCACATTCGCGGGAAGATCGAGCTGAGCGCGACGCAGATTCGCGCTGCGGAGGTGCTCTTGCGCAAGGTCATTCCAGATCTGTCGTCGGTGCAGCACACGGGAGAGGTGCAGCACCGCCACATCACCGAGTACACGGATGCAGAACTGCTTGCCATCGTCGAACTGTCCCACCGTCGAGACTGTGGTGACCGAGTTGTTGGTGAGGCGCGAGGCGCGCTCATTGCTGCAGACGTTCACGGAGTACACGACCCCGAACTGGAAGGCGGGGAAGATCCACCGCGCCATTAGCGAGCAGTTCGACCGCGTAAGTCGCGGCGAAGTGGACAGGTTGATGCTGCTGTCTCCACCGCAGCACGGAAAATCGGCCCTCGCTAGCAAGCGGTATCCGGCGCAGGTGTTGGGGATCAACCCGCAGACCGAGGTGATTTCGGCGTCGGCAACCGCCTCGCTGGCCGAGGAGTTTGGCCGCGACGTGCGCAACTGCATTGCGTCGCCAGAGTACCGGGCGTTGTTCCCGGATACGCAGCTCGCGGAGGACAGCCAGGCTCGGGGGCGCTGGCGCACGCAGCAGGGAGGCGGCTACTACGCGGTCGGCACGGGTGGCGCGGTAATGGGCCGCGGCGCTGATTTGGGGGTCATCGACGACCCGTTTGCGACCTGGGACGACGCGCAATCGCAGACCACGCGCAGCAACGTGTGGGAGTGGTACACCGGCACGTTCTACAACCGGGTCCGTCCGGGTGCGCCGATTGTGCTGATTCAGCACCGCATGCACGAGGACGATTTGGCCGGCAGGCTGCTGGCCCGGCAGGCGACCGGCGGCGACCGCTGGGAAGTGGTCGAGTTCCCAGCGCTTTTGGACGACCCGCCGTGGCCAGAACGGTATGACCGGGCGGCACTGGAACGGATCAGGGACAACAGCGACCCGCGCAAGTGGGCTGCGCTGTACCAGCAGAACCCGACGCCTGAAGAAGGCACGTTCTTCCAGCGCAACTGGTTCAAGTTCTACGACCCCGGCAAGCACCAGGACGGCCACCGCTACACCACCGCAGACTACGCGGTGACAGAGGGCGGCGGGGACTTTTCAGAGGTCGCCACGCACATCTACGCGCCGGACGGCTCGCTGTACCTGGCCGTAGACGCATGGCATGGCCAGACCGCGCCGGACGTGTGGATTGACCGCACAATCGACCAGATGAAGTTGCACAGGCCGCTGTGCTTCTTCGGCGAGAAGGGCGTCATCAAGCTCGCCACGGAGGCGTTTCTGGTGCGCCGCATGCGCGAGCGCAACGCCGCCTGTCGCCTCGAGTGGCTGGCGCGGACCCGCGACAAGCCGGCGATGGCAAGACCGTTGCAGGCGATGGCGAGCATGGGCCGGGTGTACCTGCCGGCCAACGAATACGGCGAGCGGTTGTTGGCGCAGTTTCTCGGCTTCCCGGGCGGCATGCGCGACGACGCGGTGGACATGTGCGGATTGATGGCGCTGGCGATCGACCAGGCGCATCCGGGCGTGGTGAGCCGGAACACTGAGCCGGAGCGGCCGAAGGATCGGTACGACCGGTTGTTCGAGCAATCAGACGGAGATCAAATAACGTGGCGGATTTGACGAAAGACGACACCCTGACGATGCTGGAGCAGCAGTTCGTCGAGTCGGTCAACTCCACCGAAACGGCGCGCAACGAGTCGGAGTTGCACCGGCAGTATTACGACGGAGTGCAGTGGACCGCAGCAGAACTGAAGGCGCTCAGTGCGCGCGGCCAGGCGCCGATTGTCGATAACCGCATCAAGGACAAGGTCGAACACCTGCTCGGCCTCGAGCGGCGCACCCGCACCGACCCGAAGGCGTTCCCGCGCAATCCAGAAGACGAGAAGGGGGCAGAGGCCGCGACCGACGCGCTGCGCTTCGTGGCGGACGAAAACGAGTTCCAGCAGGTCCGTTCGGCGGTTGCCGAAAACATGTTGATCGAAGGGCTCGGGGCTTGCGAGGTCATCGTTGAGAAGAGCAAGACCCGCAAGAACCCGAAGGTGACGATCCGCAAGATTCGCTGGGATCGGTTCTACTACGATTCCTACTCGATGGAAGCCGATTTCAGCGATGCCGGGTACACGGGCATCGTCACGTGGATGGACGCCGGGCGCGCCAAGCGGAAATGGTCCGGCAAAGCGGACCAGATTACCGAGGCGATGGCAAACCAAGCCAACGCCGAGACCTACGACGACCGGCCGCGCTGGGTGGACAGCAGGCGCAAGCGGGTGCAGGTTTTCGAAACCTATTACCAGCAGGACGGCGAATGGATGCGGGCGGTCTGGTTCAAGGGCGGCATGCTCGAAGGGCCGGCCAAGTCGGCCTATCTGAACGAAGACAACGAAACGCAGAACTGCATCATTGCGCAGTCCATGTACGTCGCGCAGGACGGCGGGCGTTATGGGGTCGTGCGGCGCTACAAGACGCTGCAGGACGAGATCAACCACCGCCGCAGCAAGGCGCTGCATTTGCTCAATTCGCGGCAGGTGGTGGCTGAAAAGGGCGCGGTGGACGACCCGCAGAAGGCCCGCAAAGAAGTGGCCAAGGCCGACGGGTATATCGAAGTCACGCCCGGCATGAAGTTCGAAATCAGCCCGACCGGCGACATGGCATTGGGCCAGTTCCAGTTGCTTGCCGATGCGATCAACGCGCTCGGCGTGACCGGCCCCAATCAGGCGCTGCAGGGCCAGTCCGGGCAGATCAGCGGCAAGGCCAAGCAGCTGGATCAAGAGGGCGGGGCGATCCAGCTCGGCGTGTTCTTTGACGCAGTGCGCTACTTCCAGCGGCGGGTGATGCGCGCGGTCTGGAACCGGGTGCAGCAATACTGGACCGAGGAAATGTGGATCAGGGTGCGCGACGAAGAGGGCCGCATGCAGTTCGTTGTGCTCAACCAACCGATGACCCGCGGCGAAATGGAAGCGGAAAAGATCGCCAGCCAGCAGATGCCGCCGGAACAGAAGGCGCAGATGGTGCAGCAGCTGGCAATGGACCCGGCCTCACGAGAGCCGGTGGTCAAGAACAAGCTCGCAACGCTGGACGTTGACATCGTCATCGACGAGTCGCCGGACACCGTGACGTTGCAGGCAGAGCAGTTCGCGGAACTGGCGAATCTCGCGCAGGCCGGCGTGGTGTTCGCGCCTGAAATCTATATCCAAGCGAGTTCCTTGCGGAACAAAGACAGGCTATTGGATGCAATTCGAGGGAACGATGCCCAGGGCCAAGCCGCCGCGCAGGTTAAACAGGACGCTGACGCTATTGCGAAGGCGCAGGCAGAGGCCGACGTGCGCAAGACCAACGCGCAGGCCAACAAGGACGAAGTAGCCGCCGCGGTGGACTACACCGAGGCCGCGCAACGAGTGATGAACCCGGCCCCGTTGCAGGGAACCGCCGGGGTGAGGGTGCCGCCTACCTAAAAAGGGCGTTCCGTGGCGTCGCCTGCCTCAAGGGCGAATCGTGTAATCCAGACGTGAATTGGAGATAGAGACATGCCAGACGAATTTGTGGAATTCCTAGACACAATCGATAGTGCCGTAGCAGACCAGCCTGCAGCAGCAGAGACGGCCGCAGAAGTGCAGCCAGTCTCCGTTGAAACAAAGCAGGAACCGCCAGCAGCAGAGTCGGTTAAGGCCGACAAGGGCGAAACGGATGCGCCGCCTGCATCAGAACTGCCACCGCGGAGCGAGGACGGCAAGTTCAAGAAACGCGACAGCGAGGACCACATGGTGCCGTTGTCTGCGCTGATGGCCGAGCGCGAAAGGCGTCAGGCCGCAGAGCGATCAGTCGAGGAACAAGCAAAGAAGGGGCCACCGCCGAACTTTTGGGATGACCCGCAGGCAGCGGTACAGGCAGCACTCGACGCCAAAGAGGGAGAGTTTCTGTCCAAGGCCGAAGTGAAGGCCCGCGAGACGTTCTTCCGCTTCACGGAGAACGCGGCTCAAGACCGACACACTGACTATGGGGTTATGCGCGAGGCGTTCATCGAGGCGTCCGAACGCAACCCGGTTTTGGCGGCACAACTGCGCGATGCTCCGGATCCCGCTGAGTTCATTTATCAGCAGGGGCGCATTGCCAGCGAACTGCGCGAGGTTGGCGGAGACCTGTCCGCATACCGCAAGCGCGTCGAGGCCAGCGTCAGGCAGCAGGTCGAACAGGAGCACGCGGCGAAGGCCGCGCGCACCGATTCGATCCCAACGTCTCTCAACACGGAATCGTCCAAAGGCGCGGGGATCAGCGGCGGCCAGTGGGCCGGCCCGACCCCGCTTGAAGACATCCTTCCAAGAGGTAAAGAGACATGACGACTTCAGTTGCCCAGACGGGCCTGACTCCCCAACTGTGGGACGACAAGTTCTTTTCGAGCTACGTCCGCAGCAACCAGTTTGCGCGTTACATGGGCATGTCCGAATACGACATGATCCAGGTCAAGCAGGATCTGGCCAAGAAGCGCGGAGACTCCATCACCTACGCTCTGATCAACGATCTGACCGGCGCTGGTGTCACCGGCAATTCAACCCTCATCGGCAACGAAGAGGCGCTGATGAGCCGTTCCTTCAAGGTGACGGTCAACATGCTCCGGCATGCGGTCACCGTGCACGAGTGGGATGAGCAGAAATCGGTCATCGAACTGCGTGATGCGGCCAAGCCGCAGCTCCGTTCGTGGGCGACCAAGAAGCTCCGTGCCGATATCATCGCCGCCCTGGCGTCAATCAACGGCATCCCCTATGCAACGGGCGCCGGCGACGGCACCACGGGTTCCAGCGAAGCGCAGAAGGATGCGTGGCTGGTGGACAACGCGGACCGCGCGCTGTTCGGCGCGGCCGTCGGCAACAACGCGGCAAATGATCACTCTGCGGCCCTCGGGCAGATTGACAACACCGCCGACAAGCTTACCTATGCAGTGGTCTCGCTTGCCAAGCGGCGTGCCAAGTTGGCGTCACCGGCCATCCGGCCCATAGAGCTGAAGAGCGGAGAGGAATGGTTTGTGCTGTTTGCGCATTCGCTGGCCTTCCGTAACCTGAAGGAATCGCTGGCGACGATCCACAGCGATGCGGCCGTGCGTGGCAAGGACAATCCCTTGTTCCGCGACGGCGACCTGGTGTACGACGGCGTCATCTGCCGTGAAATCCCCGAGATACCGGTCGAGGGGAACACGGGCGCCGCAGCGATCCAGGTGGTCCCGAGCTATATGTGCGGCGCGCAGGCGGTTGCACTGGGCTGGGCGCAGCGGACGACTTCGCGGACGGACATCACGGAC